GATTCTTCTATGATACCAAGACCTTCCTTCCAAACTAATAACATAGCAGAAGGATTCAACCCAGGACCTCAACCAGGAATAGATATAAGTAAGTTAGATTTTGTAAAAAATGCAGCAGCTATTTTTAATAAATCAGTTGAGTTAAGTAAAAGGTAAAAATGGCGATACAGTACCAAAAGATTAATCCATTAGACAGGCAACCTAGAAAAGCTATAGGTATAGATGTATTGCTTGGAGGTACTGGAGTGTTTAACTCTACATATACTACTAGAGACGCCATAAAAAATAACATAACCAACTACGTATTAACTAACAATAACGAAAGACCCTTCAACCCAGACTTTGGAGCCGGGTTACTAGGGTTACTTTTTGAAAATATAAGTGAAAGCCAGCTACAGGCAGTAAAAGAGATCTTACTAGATAAATTATCTATAAACTTTCCTAATATTTTAATAAGAGAATTAAACCTAATAGGGGATCCGGACAGAAACACTATAAACTTTCAACTTAAATATGCGATTAGAGAAACCGGTATTGAAGATGAAGAAATTAATGTTCAAATAGAAACATAATGGCACAAAGTAGAGACATAAAATATGTAGGGAGAGACTTCTCTGATTTCAGAGGACAGTTAATAGAGTTTGCTAAAGGATACTTTCCTGATACCTACAACGACTTTTCTCCTAGCTCTCCAGGAATGATGTTTATTGAAATGGCATCCTACGTTGGAGACGTTCTTTCTTTTTACCAAGACAGTCAATTACAAGAAACCTTCCTACAGTACGCTAAAAACCCCGGAAATCTCTATAACCTAGCGTATATGTACGGCTATAGACCCAAGGTAGTAACACCAGCTGAAGTAGAAGTAGAAGTTTCTCAAGAAGTAGATGCTGATCCTATAACATTTGTACCAGATTTTTCTCAAGCTATTATTATAGAACAAAACTCAATAGTAAGTAGTAACTCAGCAGGTAATCCTCAATTCTTTTTTAATAACAGAGTAGATTTTGGATTTTCTAGTTCACTCGACCCTACTAGAGTAGAAGTACTTACACTTAGTGGAACAGATCCTGCAACCTATAGACTAACTAAGAAAGCTAAAATCTATTCTGGTGAAATAAAAGAGACTAATGTAAACTTCGGGACAGCAGAAAAGTTTACTACAATTACCTTAGAAGATGACAACATATCCAGAGTGTTAAGTATAACAGGGAGTGACGCTAGTGTTTGGTATGAGGTTCCGTTTTTAGGACAGGAAACAGTTTATACTGAAAATAGAAACACTGACTCAGATAACGGACAAGTTTATAATGCCTTATCGCTAACGAAAACACCTAGAAGATATGTTACTAGGTATAACTCTACCGGTAAGCTGACCATACAGTTTGGTGCCGGTGTTCTTCCTACAGATGATGAAGATTTTATACCTACTATAACTAACGTAGGTTTAGGAACAAATACAGGTGTAAGTAGATTAGATTACGCTTACGACCCTTCAAATTTTCTTTATTCTAGAACGTACGGATTAGCTCCTTCCAACGTTGATCTTAACATTAGATACGTAGTATGTAAAGGGATAGCAGATAATGTACCTGCCAATAGTATAAATACTTTAACAAGAATAACTAATCAAGGATCGGCAGCTAAAATAGCTACACTAGCTGTAAATAATCCCCAACCTGCAGCTGGAGGATCTGATGGAGATACGATCGAAGAGATCAGGCAGAACGCTTTTAGAGCATTTAATGAACAAGGAAGAGTAGTAACTTTAGAGGATTATAAAGTAAGGACACTTTCACTTCCTCCTTCTTTAGGTAGTATAGGAAAAGTTTATGTAGAGCAAGATCAACTAAGTAGTAGAGCGTCTACAACAGATTCTATTATTGATTCTAATCCCCTATCAATTACACTGCATATACTTTCTTACGACTCCGCAGGAAAGTTAACATCTACAACCTCTACATTAAAAAATAATCTAAAAAACTACCTATCACAGTATATTATAATTACGGATGCTATAAACATAAGAGATGCATTTATAGTAAATATTGGAGTAGATTATGAAATAAAAGTATTTCCTAATTTTATACCTAGAGAAGTTCTTTTAAAATGTAATAATGCTATAGCTAAATTTTTAAGCACTGATAGAGTAGACATTAATACACCTATTAACCTTACAGACTTACAACTACTATTAGCTGAAGTTAAAGGCGTACAAGTAGTACAGAGTGTAAAAGTGGTTAATAAAGCAGGAGGAGCATACTCAACTTATGGATACGATATAGAAGGAGGAACCAGAGGTAATATAGTATATCCTTCTCTTGATCCTTGTATATTTGAAATAAAATTTCCTGAAATAGACATAAAAGGTAGGGTAACAACCTAATGGCAATATATAGAATCTTTCCCGAAGCAGATGCATTTCTTTCAAGTGAAGCTCCAACAGCTAACGCCGGTCTAGATGAGATTATAGAACTAGGAGGCTATGAGGATATTGGAGGCTCCGGAAGAACTAATAGAGTAGTTATGAGGTTTTCTACTACTGATATTAATGAAGCTATAAACAGTAGACTGAACGGTGCACAAATAAGCGCAAGCCTCAATCTTTATCTAGCAGATGCCTCCGCCTTACCCGTTAGCTATTCAGTAGAATGTTACCCATTAGCCCAAATCTGGGATAACGGTAAAGGCAAATTCGGAGATATACCTATTGATACTTCCGGAGTATCCTGGACATATACAAAAGCAGGAGAACTAACACCCTGGACAACATCAGGCTTCGGAGTTAATATTACCGCCTCCTTCTCTGCTAGCTCAGAAGGTGGAGGATCATGGTACACAGGTTCAAACGGAGTAGACCTACAAAGTATACAACAGTTTTCTATCTATGAAGATCATGATTTAAATTTAGATGTTTCCAATGCTATAGGATTACTTTATTCTGGATCTATTCCTAATTACGGATTTGTAGTTAAGTTAGAAAATAATTTAGAATTTAATACCAATACTAACATTAGGTTAAGATTTTTTAGCAAAGATACTAATACTATTTACCCGCCTTATCTTGAGCTTAAATGGGACGATACATCTTACTCAACAGGAAGCTTATCTGTACTTTCAACAGATGTAGCAACGTTAGGGGTTAAGAATAATAAAGGTACCTACAAAAATGACGGCGTAAATAGATTTAGATTAACTGCTAGACCTAAGTATCCCACTAGGACTTTTACAACATCTTCTATATACTTAACTAATTATGCTTTACCGTCTAATTCATTCTGGGGTATAAAAGATGAATTTAGCGAAGAGATGGTAGTAGACTTCAGTAGTGAATACACTAAAATAAGCTGCGACTCCTCAGGACCGTATTTTGATGTTTTTATGAATTCTTTTCAACCAGAAAGATACTATAGAATATTAATTAAAACTACTCTGGATGGATCAGAAGTAGTTTATGGAGATAAAAATATTTTTAAAGTAACTAGAAATGTTTGATATTCAACTTTCAAAAACAGTAGTTAATAAACAGGACTTTAGTAAAGTAGTAGGTAGCTCTTTCTCTACATTTCAAGAACCGCAACCTGAAGAACTTATAGGAGTAGATGAATTTTTTCAAGAATATGATAGATTATTTTTTGATATACCTGTAGATGGAGCTACAAATTCCCACAGTTACTTAGCTCAAAGAAGCGGCGAGTATTCTAATTTTGAAAAAGACACTACTGATATACAACCTCTATTAGATGAAATAGCAAATTTAAGAGAACAACTAATAGAAGCTAACAATACTATTATAGAGTTAGAATCACGTGTATGACCGTTGCTAAGACTACATACAAAGTAATACAAGAAGAAGGACAAGGCTCCTTCACTCAGGAAGATTCAAATTTACTGAATCCTTTCGAGGTACCTTCTACATTTAATTTGAATGAAGATAGAGTAGAAGTACATTATTACGACTTTAATGATCAACTACTCGAATCAGAATATAACTTTAAAGATTATGGAGTAAGTAAGGATAGTTTTGCCTCCCCATCAGAAATAACGATTCTTACTTTAGATCCTGAAAAAGACGTACGTAAAAAAGGCTTTGTTGGAGCTGATATAAGAGTAGTTTATAACTTTCATAAGGTTTATAAAAAAGACACCAACTCTGAACTTTTCATTAAAGAAATTTCACCGGATAGAACAGAGATAAAGATAGGTTTTTTAAATGTTGATGAAGAATACATAAATACTGTTTTTAGTGAAATAATACAAGGAATAAACGAAAGCCAGTATACCGAACCTTTTTCAGTAAATCTTTTTAACAACAATTTTAATCCTATTATAAACGCCGTAGCTTTTCAAACAGGTACGGAAAATATATACGCTCTTAAACTTTATACTCCTTTAGAAAATAGTGTTTTTCTTAAAGATAAAATTGAAATAGTTAGAGCTAAAGCAGACCAGGCTAGGTTTGTAGTCGAAACTAAAACAGTCTTAGAAAAAGATAAGATACCCTCTCTTAGAGGTCCCAATTTTGATATAGAAGTTTTTAGTAATTACTCTAACCCGACAGAGTATTTAAACAATACTAATATACTTCTTTCAATAACCTCTTCTAACTATCAATCTTATTCATCAGTAAACGAAAAAGGATCTGAAATTAGTGTAGATTATTCTGATTATACTAATTTTATACACTTTTCTTCTGCTGAAGAACGATTAAGAAACTTTAAGTATAAATTTGATTTATTAGCAGGATACGAGACAAGTAGATCACTAGCTGATTCTATAACACCTCTCTCTAAAGCCACAGCCAGTATAACATACTATGACGGATTAATCCAGGGACTGGTTAGTAATTTTGACGGATACGAAAGGTACTTATACTTTACAAGTGAAAGTAAATCTTGGCCTAAATCCACTGACAGTATACCTTACCTTAATTATCCA